ACGGCCCCTGTAGCAACAGCAGCCGTCAGCAGGAGCCGTCAGCACGCCCCAAAGCAGCGTCAGCGGCGCGCGGCGCAGGCGGCTCCGGCGCAGGCCTGCCCCGACCGCCGCGCCGTTCATGCCGCAGCAGGCTCAGGCACCCGCCATGACAACGGCTGCTCCGGCTCCGCAGGGCGCTCCTGCCAATTTCGGCATCCAGCAGGCCGGCGCACCGGACCCGGCGCTCCAGCAGGCGCTGGGGGCGTTGTTCGGGCCGAAGTAAGATACGGAGGGGGCTCATCACAAGCCCCTCTTTCTCCTGTGAAACAATCAAAACGCGACGTTCGATAGACCATTGTTCTGAATGCCGCCAGAGCTGGTGTCTTGGCGAAGCTGATGGCGATTGTGATTGGCCGAACCTTGGAAAACGATGCTGTTCGGACTGGCTCCGGTATAGATCGTGTGCGCGCCACGGAAGCAATCGTAACTTCCATAGGTCTTCACCATCACCGGGGACTGCCCCGGAAGTCCGGTCGGGTTGCTCTCGATCAGCCAGTCGTTGTCGCCGATGTATAGATCGGTCTGGACACCGACGCCGATTTGTACCGCAGCATCGCTATACCCGATGACCTGATTAACGACGTTGTGATTTTCGTTGAAGCCATACGTATAGTCCGGCACCGTTGCGACATAAATTCCAGACACGCACAGATTGGCTTCGCCGTCCCAACCCTGAACCGTTCCGTAGTTTATGTTGTTCTGCATGATCGACCCCTGTGAAGGATCGATCAGAACGGCTTGCCCCACCGCTGTTGAAAGTTGAAGCCATCCGAACTGGATATTCGCGTTCTGGATGATTTTCTGCGCATAGAGCGGGTCTGGTCCTGATGGCGCGATGTAGTACGCTGCGGTGCCGGTGCCGAAGTATCGGAATCGTCCTTGATGGGAAAACCGGCCGCCGTTGAAGCTGTTCATATAGAGACCGGGGCCATTACGAAGCCGCAGTGGCAACCAGGTCAATCGTGCCTAAGGTCAATCGTCGGTCATTTCGAGCNNTTCGGTAATTGTTAAGGTACGTAATCGAGATTGATCGGCGGCCCGCCAGAAAATGCCTTGAACGGAAACTTGTTTGCGACCGCGAGCGCCATGCCCTCATTCAACCCCTCGGTCAATGATCCCGCGGTTGACACCGCGTTTCCTTCGGGATCGTAAAGCCTACGCTGGTCCAAAAGAGGGCTGTAGGCACTAAGGTAGCAACCAAGCATGACGCATCCTTTCCTGTTAACGAACACGCCGGGCGCCGATGAAACCATAAGCGGCTAGTGTGCTGACCGTGAATTCGGTATAAACAACCAAGTAAACAGTTGTCGTTGACGCCAAAGAAACCCGTCTTGTTCCAGTCGGGACGCCGGATGCCGCGCTAACGCCCGTGCCCAAAATAATTTGCGTTGAGGCCCCGCTGCCGGGGCGCGTCGGTAGCGTAGCCGCCGTGGTTGAAATGGCGGCATTGATAGTTTGAGTGAGCGTGCCTGCCCCGATGCTCGTCCAGACATTTCCTGAAACATCCCAATCGCCGGCCGTAAGCGAAATAGACGTTACTGTCGCCGTGCCCCCGTTGGTAAGGGAGACCGCACTACCTACGAGAACTTCCGATGAGATATACTCACCGACATAACCAGCTGCTGCGCTGTCGTTTGTATTGGTCCCCTGGATAGCAACCCCGCCAGTATTTGACACACTGGCCCCAGTCGCGGCTCCAATGTTAGGCGTCGTAAAAACAGGGCTCGTCGTGAGTGCGACGTTGCCAGTGCCAGAAACCGCGTATTCTCCCAACGTGCCCGCGTTGTTGTAAAGCACCCGCGTAGTGGTGCCCCCAGTGATAGTAGTGGTGCCCACACCGATCGAAGTCGCGACTGCGCCAACTGCTGTGACCACGCCGCTCGAACAGGTCGTGGTAGTGCCATCGCATTTCATGACGCCGAAAGTCGCTGACGGCGCCCCGGACGCATTAGCCACGACCGGAACATCCGCGGCTTGAATGGCGCTCGACACGAAATTGGTGCCATTGCCTCGCAGATATTCCCCAGAGGTAGCGGCACCGTTAACCTGATAGCCGGTTGTCGCGTTGACCAGCGGACCGACAAAAGAAGTGCCTGCATAGATCGTGCGGAACGCCGCGGTCGAGGCGTTGGTGCCGATGTCGTAAGTGTTGGTCGTTCCGGCCAGAATGGTCTGCAACGTTTGCGTCGCAGTCCAGCTCTGCGCCAGATTAAGCTCGGCGACCGTGCCGCTATTGGCCGGGAACGTCGCGGTGTAATTCGTCCCGCTGGCATTGGCACTGGCGAAAGTGGTGAAGCCGGTCGACGAGCCGAGCACCGCGATCAGATTATTGGTGAAGGTCTGTTGCGCGGTCCACGTATTGGCGTGCCCGAGCGCCAGCGAAGCCACCACCGCGCCGCTGGTCGGCGATATGGTCAGCGTGCCATCGCTGTTCGAGACCGTCGCGACATTGGCGCCCGTAGTCGTCGCCAGCGTGCCACTCGTCGGGAACGTGACATTGGTCGCGCCAGTCATCGTGAAGGTGGAGTCAAACGCACCGGCTGTGGTGAGCGAACCGCCGAGTGTGATGGTCTTACCCGTATTGGCGACGCCAGTGCCGCCGATCGCACCCGTGACCACGGTGAAGCCGGGAGCGAGCGATCCCGAGGACAGCGCGCCGACACTGGTCAGCGATGAATTGATGACGTTGGCAGCGAGTGTCGTCCCACTGAGCGAGCCGGCTGCCGCCGTCAGGGTCGTGTTGGCCGCCGCAGTGATACGCCCCTTGCTGTCTACCGTGATGACAGGAACGAGCGTGCCAGAGCCGAAAGTGCCGACATTGACATTCACTGTCGCGAGCGTGGCGGTAACGGAGCCAGGCCCGGTCGCCGACACGTCGCCGGTCAACTGCGTGATGGCGGAAGATGAGCACGACTGCGCTCCGACAACACCATTGTTGTCGTAGAGGCAAAGGCCATTACCGCCGCCCGTGATGGGCGTCGTGCCGACAACGATGCCGCTGAGCGATCCGGGGAAGGAATATTCGACCCCGTTGATAACGAATTTCAGCGCCTGCTCGGTCGCGGTGCCGTAATTCTGGAGCGAGATCACCGCGCTGTCGGCGAGCGGTGCGCCAAAGCACATTTGCTGGCGGCCGGCGGCGGTCACGCGGCCCGAGGAAATGCAGAAGCCAGACGTGGAGTTGCTGGTGACGCCGAGCGTCGTGATCGGGCTATCGGCAGCGCTGCCCCCATCTCCTATGATGCCATTCGTGACCCAGCGCGGCACATGGCCTGCGGTAACGCTGCCGGACTGCTGAACGCTTTGCGCCAAGACAGTGGTCGACGCCAGCGCGAGGGCCAGTGCCAGAAGGAGGCGTTTCATCGAATTCTCCGCACGATCACGTTCGCGGCGAGCACGAACAAGGCATAAAGACTGAGGGACACGATCTGCATCTGGTTGGGATCGGGCGTTGAATTCCACAGCCAGAAGCACGAGGCGGCCGAGAGCAAGGTGAAGATGTCCTTGGTCGCGGAGATGGCGCGTTGCGACAAGGTTTTCAGGCCAAGCGCCAGCGCGCTGGCCGCCGCGGCATTGGCGGCTCGGGCAAAAGTCGGGTCGACTTCCTGCCGAGGCAGATCGTCGGGAATTTCAATCGGCTCGAATCGTCTTGCGGGCTCGGCCATTCTTTTCCTCCGTCACCTTGTCGAACGAGAAACCGCCCTCGTCCTCATCTTCGTCCTTAGCATGTTTCTTGCGCGCCGAGTAGAAGGCGGTCAGCACCTTGAGCGCGTCTAGCCGGTCGGCAAAAGGCGTTCCTACGGCCTGCGCCTCTTTCGCCACCTCGGCGGCCAATGCGTCCAGATCGGCTTCGAAGCTCACTCGCCACTCCCCTGATAGATGCTTTGCCCGGCGCCCGCGCCCATGGCGGCGCCCTTTTGCAGGTGGGCTTGCAGGATTTTGCGCACCGCCGCCTGCTCCTCGGGCGTTCCTTTGGTAAGTCCCTTCTCGATCCACCGCAACGTGGCGGGAGATGTCATGAGATCGGTCACCATCTTGTAGAACTTGCCGTGCGCCGCGCGGGCGGCGGGGTTGACGCCGGGGATGAGTTTCATGGCTCCCCGCGCGATCGGGGTGTTGGTCACCGGATGCTCGACCTTGGCCATGGCCGACATGCCGCCAGCCGTGTCGCCCTTGAGGTTGGCACGGGTGTTCATCAGAAGGTCCATCTCCTTGGCCAGCAGGCGCATTTGCTCGCCCGTGACGCCGGGGAACATCAACTGCTGCACCTCGGTGCCGATTTTCTCCAGCCGCGCGCCAGGCTCCAGCGTGCCGCGCAGCACGCGCTCCACGTAGACCTGCCGGAGCGCGTTGAACTCGGCCGAGTTCTCGCCAAAGCGGGCGGCAGCCGCGAGGATCAAATCCTCGTCTTTCAGGATTTTGTCGACCGCGTAGGAAGCGCCCGTGCTCTTGTTGTAGAGGAAGCCGAGCGGGTCAGTGCGCCGCCCCATCGCGGCCTCGCGCTTCAATTCCGCCTCAACGCGCTTCACATCTTTCGTCAGCGTGGCGAGCGGGTCTTTGTTGCCGAGCGCCTTGGCCTCGTCGGCGGCCATGCGCGCCCGCGCGATGACCTGCGTCATGGTATCGCCGGGCTGCGTCGGAATGGGCAAACGTCCTTCCAGTTGCTCGATGGCGCGGGCCTGCGCCATCAGCCGGGCAGCTTCCTCCTTGCCATGCACGGCTTCCAGAATGCCGCGACGATGGCGGTCGACCACCTCGGCGGCGAAACGCTTGCCGTCCAGTTCGCCCGGATTGAGGGTCTTGGCCGCGTTGAGCATGGCGTCGGTGTCGGCGGCGCGCACGCCGGACCACAAGTTCGGCCCCACCATGTCGCGCACGCGGCGCGTCAGATCGGTCTGGCCATCCTTGACCAGCACCTTGTAGAGATTAACCGGATCGGCGGGCTCGCCTGCCTCCAGCCCTTTCATCACCGCCTTGATCTGCTGCGCCTCGAACACGCTGACGTTATGGCCGTACCACTTGTCGACCATATCGAGGAATTTCGACGCGGCGCGCACTTGTTCCGGCGCGTTCGGATCGTGGATGATGTTGTCGATCTCATACGAGAAGCGCTTGAGCGAGCCGTTCTTGAAATCGGACGACAGCGTTTGCCAATCGGCCGCGCCGCGGAACAGCGAGCGCAGATCGTGAACCTGGCCGTAGGTGAGCGGGATCGCTTCGCGGACGACATTGCCTTCCTCGTCAACCTGCGCGCCCAGTTTCTCCAGTTTCTGCACCAGCATGGGATTGCGCGACTTGAACTCGGGCGGCAGTTCTTCCAGCATCTCGCGGGCCGTGTTCGACAATGGCTGGCTCGTCACCGTCGCACCGCCCGTCATCTCGTCGTAGCGATCGTACCAGTAGCGGGCACGCTCGCTGATGCCGGAGCGCAGCGCTTTGAACTTCTCGCCAATGCCGGCCCACAGGTCGCCCGTGTTGGCGCCGGAGCCCGCGATCTTGCGCGCCGCGTCCGCCTCTTTCTGAATGTCAGCGTAACCCTGATCGATGAGGGATTGCGCTTTGTTGCGCGATTCCTCGGCGGCCTGAATGACCGACTCGCGCTGCGCCAGCTTCTCCGGCATGCCTGCCTCGATCGCGGCTTTACGCTCGGCCAGTGTTTGCGCCAGCTTCTGGTCGGCCGCTGCCGATTCGCCGAGCGTCTTTTGCAGCACGATCTCGCCCGCGCGCTGCGTCGGCACCGCCACTTCAGGGTTGGTAATGGAGCCTTCGCGCTTGACGCCGAGATCGTCCAGAATGCTGGCCGCCGACTTTTCATAGTGGTCGGTCGCCGACTTCAGGAGCGGCTTGTCGGTGCGGAAAGCAGGGTCGAACACTTCCACGACGTTCTGGAGATGCGGCGCTTCGTGCGCCCACGCGCTAGGGGGCACCTTGACGCCTTTCTCGGCCAGCTCGCGCGCCGCCGTGATCTCAGGGCCAGCGCCCAGAAATTTAGCCGCCACGGAGGGCAGCATCTGGCCAACCGAGGACACACCCGCCTTGGCGGCTGGGACCATGGTGGCGATGCCACGCCCCACGCCCGCGCCGGCCATGCCCATGGCGCCCGATTTCACGAGATTGGCAGCCTCTTCCCCAATGGAGCGGTCATAGACGCCGGATAGTTGCAGCACGATGTCGTTGATGGATTGCCCCAGCATCGAGCCGCCCGCGCCGCCCGCGACGGCTCCAACAGGTCCGCTCACCGCGCCAAGTCCGATGGCGCCGAGCGCCGCGCCCGCCACGGGAGCCGCAGCAGCTGTGGCAAAGCCGGTCGCCGCATTGAAGCCGCGGCCAGGGCGGCGGAATTTCTCGTTGTCCTTGACGTAGAGCCCTTCGGTGTCCTCGAACACGTTGCCGGGATAGGAGCGCTCCAGCGCCTTCTTTTTCTCCGAAGGGGTGACGCTCATGTCGTACAGCGTCTGCGCCGTGAAATCGATGCCCTCGAATTTGGGCTTCATGCGCAGCTTGCCCTCGGGGTCCGTGAACTGCTCCCCCTCCGGCACATTGGCGAGATCGGACGTGGCGCTCTCGGCGCGCACCGCCCAAGGCTTGACGCGGGTCTTGCCCTCTGGATCGAGGAATTTAGTGCCCGGTTGCAACGCCTCGACTTCGGACGGGTCGCTCAGACGCGGCAAATCCGGCGCCGGGTCGATATCCGCACCGGGCATCGCGCTGGGGGCATCCGAGAGATAGGTGTCGCTCATTTGACTTCCGGATAATCTGTCCACGAAGGCTTGCGCGCGCCGCCTTTAGTCGCTTCGCCCGGAGACGTGGCGCCGGAGGGCGAGCCGGTGACGCGCTTCTCGTAATCCACCATGCGGTGTTTCATGTCCGCGATCAATTCCTCATAGGCCCGAACCGTGTTAGGCCCGGTGTCGCCCGCCGCCAAGCCCGCCACGACAGCATCGACTTTCTTTTGCGCAGATGCGAGCGGGCGTCCGTTCGAGTCGGTGAGGATGCGCGGCACAATGTCCTGCAATTCGAGCACGCGGCGGCGGAATTGCGCCCGGTCGGATTTGTCGCTGATCCCGGTGATGTTCTCGGCAATTTCCTCGCCGCGCATGATCTTGCCGAACAGGCCCGCGCCGCCTTTATAGGTGCGCAAAAATGCAAGCTGCTTTTCCGAGCCGGTGATGATGTTCTTCACCTGATCGATCTTGCTGCGAATGTCATCGATGCGATTGCCGCTCGGCGCCGCCGACGCAGCCTGTAGCTTTCGAAACTGCTGCGCTCGGTACTCCGCAATCTGCTCCGGGCCGACCCCTGGGTTTTCTATCTCGTACTGCGCCACGAGCTTGTCCACATCAGCCGCGATCTGGCGCTCACGAGTCAAATTGGACGCCCCGCCGCCGAACGCGCTCGACTTGCGCTTGAACTCGGCAAGCTCCTCCTGAAACTTGACATAAGCCTTCTGGCTTTTCTCGCTCTGCGGGTTCTTCGGGTCGTAGCCGAGCCCGAGCAGGCGCTGCATCTTGGCGTTCTCCTCGAACACCTCGGGCATCGCCTTGGCCATGTCCAGCGCGTTGCGCTCGCGCGCCGCCAGCAATTCCTCAACTTCCTTGTTCATGCCCGCCTCAAGCAGCGTCTGCACCTGCTTGTCGCCAAAGCGGGCGGCGAGCACCGCCAGCTTGGTGTTGCCGACATCCATATTGGTCTTCAGCAACGAAACCGCATCCTGGTAAGCCTGATGCTGAATTTTGTGGCGGTCGAGATAGAGTTTCTGGTTGTCCTGCCACGCCTTGTGCGCGCGGTCATAGGCCTTGTCGTCGCCCGCCCGGATAGCATTCATGGCGGCGGCCGAGGCATCCAGCGCGGTCGTGATCGGCTGGCGCGTGAACACGCTGGCAAGAATGCCTGCGACGGACGCGAACGAGCCGAAAGCGGCGATGGGATCGGTCGAGCGCTTGGCGCTCTCGCCTTCCGCATCCCACGGCTTCATGTTTGCCAGTTCGGCGCCAGCATCCTTGGACAACTGCTCGATGCGCGGCATGGCCGCGTCGATCTTGCCGGTCAGTTCACCGTAAATCTTGTCGGCTTCAGCCACCTTCTGGCTGTGGATGTCAGCCAGTTGCCCGGTGATCTCCTCGCGCTTCCTCGCGCCCGAGCCGCCGTCCGCCGAAGGCATCCCTGCAATGGAATCGCCCGGTGCCCATGAAGCGGCTTCCCCCGGAAGGGGGTCCACATCCGGCAGGTTGACGATATCTTCCGCCATGTTTTACGCAGGCCTGAAGTTGCCGCCGCCTCCCCCGCCTCCAAGGGCAGCCGCGAAATTGGAAATTGATTTGCCGATTGCCGCCGTCTGCGTCTGGTCGATATTGGCCAGCGTCTTGTAAAGGTCGCTGGACAGCCCGGTCTGCTGCATGCCGCTACTCATCAACTGCTGGCCTATCTGCGCCGTGGTGATGAGGGCCTGCTGGTCCACCTGCGCGAGTTGCGCCGCCAGCACGCTGTTCTGCGTCGGGTCGGTATTGAGGCCTTGCGCCGCAAAGTTGGAGATCATGCGCGTCTTGGCCGCCTGGGTCGCCTGATCGAGCGAAGCCTTCAGGCCCGGCGGCAACGTGCCGCTTTGCAGATACCCCAGAAGCTGCTGGCCATTCTGGTCGAGGCGAGCGGCTTGTGCCGCCATCTCCGGGCTATAAGCCGGGGTTTGGCTGCCCTGCGAGCCGGAATAGGCCAGCCCTCCAAGGCCGACCGCGGTCTGCAACACCTGCATCGGGTTCTTGGCGATGCTGGCTCCGAGCGCTTCGAGGATAGATTTCTCGCCCCCTCCCCCAGCGCCAGCCGCAGCTTGCGGGCGTGCCGATGAAGCAGGTGTCGTCTGCCCCAGTTGCTCCGGGGTCATGGCCCCCGAAGGAGCTGATGCTGCCGGGCCGCCGCGCATGGAGGCGGCATAATCGCTGCCGATGCCACCGCCCGTCAGGTCCGAACTGGAATAATTGAAGGAGCCGGGCGCCGCGCTCGTCACCGGGGCCGAGCCCGCTGCGCTCTGGCCGCCGCCAATATTGATACCGCCCGGATTGGCGATCGAGGACGACCATGGAGCGGGGGAACCACTCGTCGAGCCAGACGAAGGCGCATACGAAGACGTGCCATCCGAAGCGGAGAACGTGCCTCCCATACTCACAAGCGGCGTCGTGCCCGAGCCGATGGCGTTCGGCGCGCCGAACATGGCATCCGAATTGGAATAAAGGCCGGGCGATTCCGAAACCAAGGCCGGAAAATCATAGGCCGGTGCCGACGAAGGGCCATAACCGCCGCCGCCAAAAGCGCCCTCAATGCCGGGGTCGTCGTTGGAGGGGCCTTTACTTGAGCCTGAACTGTTGCCCATAATGCCTCACAGTGGAATGTCGTAAAGCCGATCTTGCGTAACGTGCCCGCCGAGCCTTCGGGCGACCGGCCCGAAATCAGCCTCGGTGTCCGAGGCGAGCCGGAAATACCCTTCCGCACCCTTTTCCTTGGCCCACGCCACCATCATACGGACCATTTTTATAGCGGTAAAGGGGCCTGCCGCCGAGGTGGGATCGGAGCAGAGGATGTCAGCGGACGCCCTGCACTCGATGCCGTACCGCCAGTAAACGTGGCAGATGCCGACTGCATCCGGCCCGATCAGCACCAGCCAGTTCGGGTCTTTGATAGCGCCTTCCACCCACTTGGCAGCGGCGTTCATCTTCTCCTGTGTCTGGATGCGCTCGCCGTAAAAGCGCAAAGCCTGCACCATGACGTGGTGCAAATCCGCCTCGCCGGCCGCCCGGATAGTGGCCTCGCCGGTCCAGAACTGGCGCGGCTTCACGTCGCCACAAGCGAAGGCGTCAAAGGCGCGCAAAGGACTGCTGCCTTGTGTAGATGCGCCCCAGCTTTTCCTTGATCAGATCGTTGGGAACATCGGTGTTTTCGCCGACGATAACGATCTCGGAATTGAGCCCCTTGGCCCAGCGGCGGAATTCGACGTAGAACTCGGCAGCGAACTTGACCTGCTCCTTGTCCTCGCGATCCTTGGCCCAGACGAAACGCTCGATCACGACGCGGCTGGCGTCCAGCGTCTGCGCCGATAACACTTAGCGCCAGCGCCACGCTGTCATCCTGAAACAGGAACAAATACTCGTTGTTGGAGTTCACGGTTTGCAGGAAAGACGCGACCGAGCGTTCGTTGAGATGCGGGAATGCCGTCATCATGCGCGGCAAAACCCACTTGCCATGCAGACTGAGATCGGCGGTATCGAAGCGCCGCAATACGCGGGGCGCAGCTTCAAGAATGTCGGTCATTTATCTCTCCAATCACCCGAGGTTTAGAATATTGGACGCCTGGTAATGCTCGTTGGCGTTTAGTTGAATCCAGCCGGGCAGCAATTTCTCATCGGTAAAATTGACGCCTGTGAGATCGTAGCCGCTGATCCCGAGGACCGCATCCATATTGAAGTGCATGAGCTGGTGTTGCGCTTCCCACACGCGGCTGTCGAAAGGGTTGATGGGGTCTAGCACGTATTCCGCCAAATTGAAGCCCGTGACCTGGAATATCAGGCGGTTGATATCCCGATGGTGGGTCATGTGCGCGCTCGCCCATACCTGCAACTCGACTTCGTTCGTCGGCACATTGAAAAGACCGGCCAGCCCACTCATGCAAACCCCATGGCGGTGGCGCGCAAGGTGACGGTGGCGGCTGCCAGNNTGACCGTGCTCGGATTGACAAGGCGGACCGTGATGGTTCCAGCGGCGGGAATGAACCCGGTGAAGCCGGCGCCTGAGGGGACCGCAGGCCCCATGCCGAGGGACAGGGAATCGCGCACCTGCGCACCACTCAAGGCAAAGTTCTGGTCCTGCACGGCATTGGCAGGCGTGACGCTGAATGTCAGCGTCGCTTGCCCATTCAACATCCGCGTCAGCGTGGCGAGCGACGTGCCGAGTTGCAGGTTCTGCGCGATAAGGCTCAGGCTATTGCCGCGCAGCAGCGTCGAGGAAAGCGTGACGCCGACTGAACTCAATGATCCTGTTGCGCCCAAAAGCACCAGCGCGCTGGTGATCGTGCCGCCCGCGAAAGCCGTGCTGGTGTAAAGCCGGAAGCCGCCCGCGCCCGCGTTGAGCGCAGAATCATATTCCGCACTCACGGCATTGCCCGCAATCATCTCGCCGCCCGATAACGCGACAGGGCCTGCGGGCGAGTCTTTATAAACATTGAGCGCCGCGAGACCGCCGACCTGAATGGTAGCTGCACCCGTGTTCGTCGAAGCGACGATGCCGGTGAACAGCGAATAGTTGCGATACGCCGTCACGGCTGGCGTATTGCTGCCGGTATCCGGGGTCATCGTGACCGTGTTGGAGCCCGACATCGTGCAAGGAATTGCTGTCAGAGAGCCGAGCGCATTGAANTNGGCATCGAGCTGCGCGCCCGTCGCCGTCGTCACTGCTGCAAATGCTACGAGTGCCATTACATCACGCCNNGTATTGTACCGGCCGCACGTCCATCGCGACGGAAAATCAGCGCCATATCGGCGGCCATGGTCGTCATGGTCATACCTGTTAATACCCCAGTTTGCGCGATGGCGGTAGGCTCAAAAATAGCGATGCCCCCCTGCGCATACCACTCAATGGTCTGGCCAAGGTTGTTGGTCCAAACGATAGGCTGCCCGAGGTTGTTGGTCCATGTGATCGGGCTGATAGGGTCGATGTCTTCTTCGTAAGCATTGATGCCTGTTTCATTGTCGATCGAAACAGTGAGCGTCGGGCTCTCGACGCTATAATATTGCACCATGCCCCACAGGCGCGTATTGGCCTTGGTGAACATCAGTCCGCCGGGCGTGTCCCACAGTTTGGACTGGACCGTTTTTTCAAATGCCGTGGTCGGCTGCTGGAAAAGAGGGTAAATGGCGGTATCGGTCGAGCCCCATGAGGTCAGGATCGAATCGATTTCCTGATACTGAATATAGTTGATCGGCACATCCTGGGGCGAAGACCACCACCGCTTACTGTCCCACATGAAAATCTTGTTGACTTGCTGACCATTGATCGGGTCCACGATGGGCAGCAAGAGAAGCCATACGCGCTTGCCGAAGATGATGGCCTTGGCCGAGCTGGGAATGGTGCCGCCGAAATTCTCGACCGTGTTGTACACGCCGTCGAGCATGTCGCTGATTTTGGTGACCGACGCGCCGTAGCTGACATGCGCGCCGAAAGCATTGGCGAACAGGATGTTGCGCCCGAACGTGTTAACCGTGGACGGCCATGGCGTGCCGACTTCCGGATCGGCGTTCTGGTTGGTGAAAGTAGTCGTCGGCGGCGAACCGCTGGTCTGAACACCCGAGATATAGTTGATCGACGAGTCGGCGATCAGATAAAGAAAGCCATTGGTCTGCACCAACTGGATGTAGCGCACGCGCAGAAAGCTGTCGCTCGACGTGAAGTTGCCGCCGCCAGAGCCAGTCGTGAAGTCGGTGACCGAGCCAGGCGCCGAGAAAGTAATGGTGGCGCCATTGCCAATCCAGACGCGGCCAGCGTAAATCTCGATCGTCGTGCCGGAGATCGCGGTTGGCATGGTGCCGCCGCCGGGAGCCGGGCCGCCGGGCGAATAAAAAGTTGTACCGTCCCAAAGGAAATAGCCGTTCGTCTGCGACGAGACGATCATGACATAGCGCGAGCCATACTGCGTGATGCCAACATTGAGGCGCGAAGCAGTCGTGATCGTGCCTGCGACAGCGATTTCGGCCGACACATAAGTCGACGTGTTGACGGCGTGAATGCTGCCGTCCGTGTGGACGACGATGCAATAAGGCGTCGCGCCAATATTGGCGAAAGCGAAAAACGATATCACCTGCCCGTCAGCGAAGATGATCGGTTCGCCGACACCGTAAAGCGTGCGCAATTTGCGCGGCGAGATTGGCATCCAGCCGTCGCACCACGCCATCTGTTTGGGGTCGACGCCGGGGCGCGTCGTCTGGGTATTGATGCCGTCGAACTGCTCAAACACCAGCGGGTCGGGCGGCCCCGGCGGCAGATAAGGATTAGGCTGTGGTTGCGCCGGAGGCTCGACCTTGAACTTTGTCATGGCCTGCCGTAGGGGTTCAAAGATCGCCCGATGCGCGACGATTGCGAATAGAACAGCGCCCGCTTTTCATAAAGATCAAGCATGAACTTCGCGGCGTTGAAATTCTGCATCTCCATGTAAGCCAAATGCGCGGCCATGTAAGGCACCGCGTCGGTCCAGGGCGCGGGAATGGCCTCCACGCTCTGATCATCGATCAGATCGGAAGGCAGGCACTGCACGTCCCATTCAGCTTGCAACGCCTGCGACGGCAGCGGGTAGAAAAACAAAGTGCCGTTCGCACCTTGCCCGAACTGCGAGAATATGGCCGGCGTGTACTGATATTGGTACGGGTACGCGCGATAAGTCTGGTAGCGTGTCCACGCCAGCATCTCCAACGAATAGCGATAGCCGGAATAGATGATCGAGACGCCGCGCACCGCGTAAACGGACTCACAGCCCGGATTGGCGGAAAGGTCGATGTCGGCAAACGAGTATTTCTCCTGTCCCTGATTGAGCGTGTTGACGCCAGCCACGACGGCCTCGGCTTCGGCGCCCGTGCCGGTATCGTCGGTGATGGTCACCACCGGCTCGAAATAACCTTCGCCGCCGATCAGCGGGTCGACCTGCACGATCTCGCCCGCGATCACAGTTGCCACCGCGGTGGCCTGCAATCCATTCGGGTTAGGCAATTGCCCGCTGGGGAAATCAGGCTCTGTCACCGTGACAGTCGGCGTAGCGGTATAGCCCGATCCGGCACTCGTCAGACTGTAGCCCGTGATCACGCCCGAGGAAGGCGTCAATACGCGAATACATTGCGTGCGCAGCGCCACTTCGCGCCGCGCGTTGTTGATATAGGCGATCAGGTCATCCGGGTTCTCAAAAACCTGGTTCTGCTCGCGAAGCAGGCGCTGGACCTGCTGCATGTATGCGAACAGCGCCATCAGCCGCCCCCCGCTGGCGCGAGTAATCGTAAAAATAACGGATGCGCAGTTATTTTTTCTAACAACGGTGCCATGTCGTCCATAGTGTCGCCAGTGCGCAGATAGGTATTCATTTCATCAAACGCTTCTATCTGCGCAGGCGTGTAATAACTAGCGGCGTCCTCTGCGGGCCACTGTTCAAAGGCGTACCCTCTAAAGTAGGCGGGCAACCCAGAATGTTGCCGCCAAGTCTCAAAAGGACGTTCTTCCCCTTGGGAAACGGCGTGTTGGTACTGCCGCCGCAACGTTTGTTGCTGTTCGGGAGTCAAAGATTTTTCAAAGTCCTCATAGTATTTTTTTAATCTAGGATTAGTATTGACTAAATCATGAGAAACAACGTCGCCTAGTACGTCTGTGGGGCGCGTTTCTTTTTTAAATATTTCAACACCTCGCGAATCAATAGGAAGCACGTCGGGACGCGGGGCAGTCGGATGCCCCGGTTCTCCGGCTGGCCAGAACTCTAAATAGCCTCGATCCGGTTGATAGTTTTCAATTGCTTTAATCCCGAGTTCGCGCAGCACAGGGTGCTTTTCTTCCGCCCGTTCCAGTACAGGTTTTTCAGTAACGGTAGGAGTTAGCATCAGCCGCCCCCTTGCCGCTGCGGCACCTTGCCCGACTGCACCGGGTCGCCGGCCTGCTGGTACATCCAGCGATTGACCGAGGGGTTCGACTGGATGCGCGCCCGCTCCACAAAGCTCGTGTAGTAATTGAAATAGCGCTCGGCATCCGCCATGCGATCGTTGGTCTGCGCCGAGAGCAGCGCGTAATAGGCGGCAAAGAACGGCACCGCGTCGGTCCACATGTAGGGGATCGGCTCAGGGTCGTTGTCGTCCTCCAGCGCCGCCGGGTAGCACACGCAGTCGCAATTGAGGGTGTAGGCCCCGTCCGGCAGGTTGATGTAGAACGAGCCCCCCGAGCCGGAGCCGGTCGCGCCAGGCGCGGCGCCCTGCGCATACTGGCTCCACGATGTCGGGACGCCGCCCTGCGGCACCGGGTTATTCAGCACGTAAAGCTCGAACCACTCCCACGATCGAGGCGTTATCCAGCGCTGGCCAGTCGCGATGCTGTAGCTGATGCGCCGGATTTTGATCACGCCGTCGATGCCTTCGGTCGCCGCATTGGCAATCGCGATGTCGGCAAAATCGTAAGGCTGCTGGTCAGTCACGGTGTCGATCGTGCCGATGCGCCGGATGCACTCGGCCTCGCCAGCCAATTGCCCGCGAGCAATGTTAATCCACGCGGTCAGATCGGCATCGGCGTACAGCGAAAGCGGGGCACTCGGGTTTTGAAGCAGCCGTCGCGTCTGGGCAAGATATGCGTCTAGCACGGGCAGATGTCTCCTCTGCCGAGTGTAAAACTAGACCGGCAATAGCACAATCGCGTCTGGCGTACTTCGGGAAGAATCTATCGTGTAATAGCGCTGCGCGCCATCCGGGCCGCGGCACAGAACCTGCGAACCCGTCCGCATGGCGCCTTGCTGGCTGCCAAGCCTTCCAGCCTCGTCGCCGACTGCCACGTTCTCCACCTGATCGATGGAGTCAGCGCGGCAGCCGGTAGCGGCGAGGCTGTAAGTCATCTGCTACGGGGCCGGTTGCAGGGTCACGATATCCGGCCGGCTTCCCATGGTCAGTGCGACAGTGGCGGCCACGATGGTCGGGGCGGCGCCCGCCAGCGGCTGGCCTGCCAGCACGAAGGACGGCGCCGCGTTGGTCAGGAAAAGGCCACCGTCATAGATGGTGCCGACCTGCGTGCCGATGGTGCCGCCTGCGCCCGTCACGGTGAGTCCCACCTGCGCCTGCCGGGGACGCCACGCCAGCCCGTTGTACTCGGGGCTGTTGGTGATTGTGCCCGCGGCGGGGACGCCGCCGACCGTCTGGAGCAGATTGGCGATCGTGCCATAGCCCGAGCCAGCACCCGACACCGACGCCGCGGTGACGGTCTGAAGCACGTTGCCGACCAGCGTACCTTGCGTGCCCGCGCCAGCCACCGTGAGGGTGAACTGGTTGGGGTTCGAGAGCGGAGCGCCCGGATTGGTGCAGAGCGCGCCCGTGATCGAACCCGAGCCCGTCAGCGAGAACACCACCGTCGCCATGGTGATGCCCACCGAGAGATTGGGGTCGGTCGGCGAGGGGCGCAGCGCGATCGTGAATGGCGTCTCGTAGCCGGCGCCGGGGTTGGTCATGCTGACGCCCGAGGCGAGGGTCAGCGTGCCGCTGGAGATATTGGCCCAGGCCGACGCCTGAATGCCGCCGACACCGTTGGCGTTGTTCGAGGCCGGCGCCGGAGCGGGGATGAAAATCTCCGGAGCCTACGCCATAACCGGCGCCCGCCGAGATGATGGTCGGCGTCAACTGGCCGCCAACGATCGGCACCCACGTCGAGTTGCCGGGGGTCGCAGTGACCGTGGTCGTGGCCTGCACGTAGTTGCTGCCGTAACTGGTGACGGAAGCCGTGATCGGGCAGCCGAGCAGGTTCGCAACGCGGACGTTGAAACCGTCGCTGACCACGAACTGGTGACCGCCTTGCCATGCGGCATTCGTGCCCATCGACCAGGTGTTGTTCACCGGATCGAGGAACTGAAGCACGCAATACTGGCCGAGATTTACGAGCCAGTCGCCGGCAGGGAGCGGCAGCGTGTCGCCGGGGGCGAGGGCGATGCGATTGGTCGCCTCATCCGGCGGCGCATTGTAGAGCTGCGTCGGATAGAGCGACTGCGGGTAGGGAAGGCCAAGGCCGGGGCCTGCAATGCGCTGAGTCATGTCGTCCTCACTTTAGAAGGCCGCCCCGCCGATGTTGTAGAGCCATGCTCCCGACACCGACTTGGCTGAAATGATATCGTAGCCGACGACCACGACGCCCTGCTGACCGATCTGGCCGAGCGGCACCAGCGAGTAGAACCCGCTGAAGTCGAAAGCCGCGTCCTCGGACAGATACATCGAGGTGTACTTGATGTTGATCGCGTAGGCATTGCCCGCCGGGCAGAAGTAGTCGGCGAAGATCGGAATGCCCGACACAACTAGGTTCGGGAAGGACGACCGCGCCGTTGTGTCCATCGTGTAGGACGCGCCGGGGTTGATGAACGTGGTTTCAGTCCCGATGAAGTCCTTGTTGAGCGTCGCATAGTCGCCGGGTGACATGACCACGAAAGTCGGAGCTTCGCCGCCGGCCTGCGTGGTGATGTACTGGAGCACCGTCGCCATGGTCGCGCGGGTGAACCCGATCGTCGCAACCGTGGCCCAATTGCCGGCGCCCATGTTGATGTACTGGCCCTTGAAGGCCGTGTTGCCCGCCGCGTTGCGGTTGATGCCGCCGTAAGTCGGCACGACCGAGCCGTCGTTGAAGGCGTTCAGGAACGAATCCGGCATCATCGGGTTTGCCGTATTGTTCGTGAAGATTTTCGACGCCATGTTCTGGCGCGTCACGGCGTACACGTCGTTCATGCGCGCCTTGAGAATGCTGATCTCGCGGTCGGTCGCCTGAATGATGGTTTCGCCGAAGGGCAGGGGGACCGGAACGACCCAGTAGGCCAGAGCAAACTGGCCGTTCTGAATGCCGGGGGTGATGACGGGAGAGTTGAAGCCGCCGCCATAGCCCGTCCACTGGCCTTGGACCATCGACTGGCCCTGCATGGGGATCGTGACCTGGTTCAAACCGCCGGCCGCGCGCTGGGCATTGCCGGTCATGTAGAACAAAGTCGGCGATCCGTAATAAATCTGGACGAACAGCCGAGGAACGAATGCGCGCCGCGTAACGGCGGTCAATTCGTTATAAAGCGGTCCTGCTTGGGGGACCACACCGATACCAGGAAGCGGCACTTGACTGTCTCCTTATACTAACATGGCACAGCGTCTTAACGCCGCGTCCGAGCCTCGTTAAGCGTTTCGCGCGCCATCTTGTCGATCAGAGCTTCGTTGTTGCCGCGGCTGTCGATCAGAGCTTTCAGGTCGGTCTCGTTGTCCTGCACGCTCTCGATGAAGCCCCAGCCGCCCACGCCGCGCGGCGACACTGGATTCTGCGGCGGGTTGGCTTTTTCGTAATAAGCAGCAGCGATCTCGACATCGACGATACCGCGCTCCTCCATCAGCTTCTCGACGGCGGTGATACCGTCATCGGTCCAGCCTTCGCGGCGCAGCTTCGACTTGCCCTTCTCGATATTGCCGGTGAGCGCGTCGATCTTGGCGCGCTTCTCATTCTCGGCATCGCGATCCGCCAGCTCTTTCCTGAGCGCGGCAACGTCACTCTGGAGCGCAGCCACGGGAGCCCGCGCCGCTTCTTCCATCTCAAGCTCCGGAATGCGGACGTTCGGATCGTGCTCCTTGTAAGCCTCGAAAATCTTGCGCTTGGCTTTCGGATTGGCGAGAAGCGCGTGAACGGTCTGATCCTGCTTGCGCAGGCGGAGCAGTTCGACTTCATCGATTTCTACGGCAGCCATGGGTTACTTGCTCCCTGCGTTCGGCACGTGGGACAGCGACATATCCTTCGAAGTCATCTGCGAGGGCAGCTGACTCTTGCGTCCGCCGATATCCATCTTGTCCATGTCGACGCGCACGATCTGCTCATCGCTTTTCGGGATAGACTTGGTGGAGTTGTTGAAGATGTTGGCGTTGGACATTTTCTCGCGTCCTCCTCAGTAGCCGTGACCGCGACGGCGCGGCTGGATGTTTTTAACCTCATGCCCCGGAAAATGCACGCTGCCAGGAAGGCGCCGCAAGCCGGGACCAACTTCTCGCGGCGTCATTGCCGTGGCGACCGACAACTCCGTATCCATATACTCGCAATCGGCGGTGCCGAACGACATCTCAGCCGGCCGCGGCGCGAGCGTGGTCTTGAAAATGTTCTTCTGCGTGGTGCGCGTGAGATGTGACATCAGGCGGCGGCTCCTGCGGCGGGAGGCTGTTGCGCGCCGCCGGGCGGCTGCGCACGCTGCTGCTTCAAAGCCTGCATCTGCATGTTCGCTTGCGCGTTGTTCTGCGCCATCTGCTCGATATTGTTCTTGGCGCTGGCCGGCGACACTGAGCCTGCCGGAACGAATTTGACCAGTTTGTTCAAGGCGTCGAGACACGCTTTACCGATATCGGTCGTTGCGCCGGCCATCGGGATCAGGTCTTCCAACTGCTTGATGACGAGACCCAGCCGCTGTGCAGCCGCCGCCTCAAAACCTTTGTTCGGGGAAGGCCCCATAGCCGGGGACTGCCCAAACGGAGGCTGGGGCGGTTGCTGCGCGGCGGCTGGGGTCATTTCGGCCATTGGGGTCGCTTACTTCCGGCGACCGCGCTTGGCACCGCGATACTTCGCCAGCTCGAAGGTCTGCATTAACGGACCCTTCCACGTTTGAGTACAAGGCCAGCAGCCGATCCACTGACGCTGAAAAGTCTCGGCTTTTTGCAGGAATAAAGCCACCTTACTTCTTTACATATGGAACAGCGTTTGTTAGCATCTTCCAACTTTGGTCAGCATGGTGCTGTTTTTAATGGCGTTAGCCAGCAACGGACGCTCAGAAAAGTTCTGGACCATCAAGGAAGCGGCGGCACATGTCCGCGTGCATCCGGAAACCTTTCGCCGATGGCTGAAGGGCAATAAGAAAAAAATCCCGGTCAAGAAATTCGGCCGCGGCTGCTACCGCATCCCCAAAGACAAATTCATCGAATGGGCGGACGCCTGAAAGGAATCTGCATGTACTCTCTCACCGTCTCTCTTGGCAGTGTGGCGTGGCGCCTGCTTTTCAAGACCGAGGAAAAGGCCCTCGCCGCTCACGCCATGGTGTTCACGCCTGATGCTTTCGCCCCGACACTTGCGTTGGAAGATGATTATGGACAGCGCCTGAGTGCGGCGCGGGCGTCGATCCACGGCTGCATGCTGGAAGACCTCGACAAGGCCAAGCTCGCCAATGTCGAACTTCAGCTTTACAACGCGCACGTCCAGAATATGGCGAACAAGGCTATCCAGGCCGACCGCGGCCTTCAGGCGTCGCGCGTGATGAACAGCCCCAGCATTCACCAGCCGGGCGGCCTTAACGGCTAACTGCCGACGACCCCAAGGCGCTTCTTGAGCGCCTTGTCGGCCATCTCGGGGTTGGTCTGCATCAAAGTCCGCATCTGCTCCGCCTCGGCAGCCTGCTTCTCGCGTAGCTGCATCTTGGCCATGGACTTGTTGGGGAACGGCAGATTGTCCAACACGTATTCCCCGGTCACGATGCCGCCCTTGTGCGACTGGAAGATCAGTTGCTCGTTCTCGTCCGAGAAAATCGGCGACGAGGAATGGCTGTCGATCGACACGCGCCAATCGGCCGGCAAATCTGCCAGCAGGAATTTAGTGGCCTCGACTTCCTCGATTGGCTGGTCGGCTTTCAGCCAATAGTACTCGTCGTCCTTCGCTTCCATCAGTTGGAGCGTAAGATCGGCACAGGCCGAGCACTGGCGCTCGACCAGCAGCGAGCGGTCGCGCAGCGACGGCGAAGCGGTCTTGAGCAGCGTGGAAGCATGGACGCCGGCCCGCACGCCGGGTTCGCCCTTGCCCTGCATGATCTCGGGAAAGCCGCCGAGCGTATTGATGATCTCGATCACGAAGCGCAGCATCGGGATCAGTTCGGCCGGGAAGTTCGGCGTCACGTCTTTCACGTCAGCGCCGGGCGGCAGGTTGGTATAGCCCGACAGTCGGAATTGCGCGTAAAGCTCGTCGGTAATACCCGCGTCGCCCGTGAACCCAAGGATTTTGTCGATCTGCAATCCCATCAGCCGCTTGGTGTCGTCGCACCATGTCGACAGCAGCGTCTGAGGCTCGATCAGGTCGACAAGCTCGCTGCGGCCCCAGAACCAGTTGGTCACCTCATTGGGCTGGATCAGGCGATAAGGCTGGGTCTTATCTAGCCCAAGCAAGTTCGCTTTTTTGTAAAGTGGCGCGATCAGGATGTCCGGCTCGATCAGCTGGATCGTGACGTAATCGTTCTCATCTTTGACCCACAACTCGTGCATCTGCACCGTCTCGGGGGCCACCACAGGTGCCATGACGCCGTAATTGGCGGTGCCGGTCACGTTGACGATGCCGCCGGGCTGCGCGCTGCTTTCCACGCCCGACGTGTTCAACTGATTCGCGGACAAGACCCAGTGGTTATTGGCGTCGACCCCGCCTTCCGCCACGCCGGTCGCCGCGTGCGACTTAGATCCGGTCGAAAAGCTTCTTGGCGTCGGGTCAGATGATAGATGCGCTGCCACACCTCTGGCATGGTCAACTGCGTCCGTCTCACACAACGCCTCCTGCCGGTCGATGCGGTTCTCGTCTTCGCGGTAGACGCCGAACTGCCACGGCATGATCAGCTTGTCATAATAAACCGGCTTGACTCGGCGGAGCCTTCCAGTTGCACCCACTGTTTATGGATGGCGGCGTCCGTATTTGAGTCGATTCGAAAACCGCCGTCGGTCCAAACGTAGTGTCGATATTGTTGTCGCTCCCAGGTGCGCGTCAGCACTTCGGCGACGGCTTTGGCGCGCTCATATTCAACCTTGGGGCGCGGGCGCTCGAAATCAATGGAGAATTTTAACTGCACAGGGCTGAACAGATGGTCGGCGGCGCGGATCAACTGGAAGTTCAGCATGTTGATCAGCGACTTCATACCGTCATAGCGTCCGGTCTCGGCAACCATGTTGAGCTGCCGATAGTAAGAGGAACGCATGCCAACCGAGACGCGGCATTGCTCGACCAGATCATTGGCGAAAGCCAGCAGTTCCTGTTTGCCTGACGGGACCGGGATCATCCTCGAACCCTATAGCCAGGCTGAGTGGTCTCGATCGCCGGACGGTCAGACACCATGCCGTTTTTCTGCTGGATCATGGAGCGCATCTTTGCCCCCACATTGGGGTGCGGACCACTCTGAACGGCGCCGCTGTATTCCACAGCGTTCGACCCCTGCCAGCCAAGGTTGCCGCCGCGGGAATTGATCATCTCCATATGGCGGGTCACTTCGTTGGAAAC